GCCGATCTCAAGCTGCACGCCCCAGAGGTAGAAAAAGCCGGTCTGCACGCCAACGCTACCCGTGTTCGTGTTCTGATCGGTGGCACCAGAGAAATACAGGTTAAGGCCAGTGAAGCTATTGCCGTTCGTGCCAATCGTCTTGCCCGCTACAGAAGGCAGACTGAATGTGAACGAATAGCGCGCTGGTGTTGCTGTTATCGTAATCGACTGACCCGGAACAAAGACGCTCGCAGATGGCGACCCACCACTGCCGAACGACTGATAGACGTTCGCGCCAATCTTCGCGGAACCAGAACCCATCCAAGCCCACAGACTGAGCGTGACCGTCTTGCCGGCCAGCCGCCTGACATCCTCGATGCACTGATATATCTCGTTGACGGAGCCTGCTGTGGCACTGCCGGTGATATTCGCCTGGACAATGAATGCAGACGCTTCATCACCTATTGCTGCACTACTAGCATCAGGGTTCGCTATTTGGTTTATGACTTGTGACCCATTGACGAAGTAGCTACCCCAACGGTCTAGCGTATATCCTGTCGTGCTAAATCCGCCCGCACCACGCTGCGCCACATTGAACAGCCCATTGTGCACCAGATTGCGCCCGACGTTGTTGGCTGCCGCCACGGTGCCGGAACCACTCCCGGCTACGGTCCACATGGTGCCATTCCATGTGTAGGTAACGCCGTTGCTGGCGGTCCACGTGTCGTTGATCGCAGGGCTACCCGGAAAGTCCAGTGGCACGGCGCTCTCCTCAGTGGATCATCGTGACCATAGGCCCGCCAGCCGCAGGGACCACCACGGCGACGGACGCCCAGTGTTCAAGCATCACCTGGGTGACAACCGCCTGGAGGTTGCCGGAGGTGACGGAAGCCCAGTGCTCGGCGACCACCTGTGTGACCTGTGCCTGCGGACTGGTCGTCAGCCAGTGCTCGGCCAGTGTCTGCGATGCGAGTGCGTTGGTCTCAATCTCGAACGGCGCAGTTGGTGGTGTGAAAGCACCGCCATAACGCGCCAATCCCTTAGTGACCCGTATCTCATCGAGCCGGCCAGGGAAGCTGCGACCGGAGTTGGTGTCGTTGCCTATTTTATAGTTTTGGATAGGGACAAAGAATGTCGCACTGACGGTCGCAGAAGCGATAACCACACCGCCTGCGTAAACCCGCAGGACATTGGCTGCATCACGATCAACTGCCAGATGTATCCAGGTATTCAGCGTCGGTGAATACGCGGCCCCGACGCTTGGATTGTCCGATCCTGTTGTGCTGTAAAAGAATGAGAGCACACCGGCATTGAGACCAAAGTCCCAGCCTAGATTAGAAGAACCTAGATAGTTCCCGATCACGATATTAGTGCCAGAAGGCGTGGAAAGGAAGTAGGCCCACGCCTCGACCGTGAACTGCCCTGCACCGAAGCTGAAATCGCTGCTGTTCTGGGCGCCTACGTCTATAGAGTGAATGCTGCTGCTGAACTCTGCACTTCCTGTGCCAAACTTCGGATTTGCTGCCTTGACGACAACGCCCGCCGTTGGTGTCAGGATGTGCCTGTTTGTGACATCGGTGAACGTCGTTGACCCGTCTGCGCCATCGGCATGAACGAGCAGCACGGTCTGTGCTGATTGAGGGAAGCCGCTCGTGTAGCCGCTTGGCACTGCACCGACGAACGCGGTGTCACCGAAGTTGGCGGTGAGTATCTCAGTGGCTTGCGCTACAAAGACAGCAGGATGCGCGGGGATGCCAACACCTGGGGTCGTGCTGACACCACCAACGCCGGTTGCTGGATTGTATGTGGCATTGGCGTTCCAGTTGCCTGCTGCTCCCAGCCGATACCAGACCAGTCGATTGGTGACATCGTAGGCGATGCAGACAACTGTGCCGCTGACAATCGTGCCAATGTTTATGCCGGTGCTGACACCATCGACATAGACCACCCCAGTCCGTGCGACGCCACTGCTATAGGGGCTAAGTTGTGAGCTAAATCCGCTTGTCAGCACAGATGTAGGTGACGCAAATCCGATAGATGACGTGGACGACAGGAAGATCGTCGCTGTGACCTCCCAGTAGAACTTGCCGCTGACCTGCTTATCAACCGCACGAACCCAACCGTTGCTGCCGCTGTAGGCAAAGGTAAGATTGCCGCCTGACAGCGTGCCAGCCGCTGACTTGTCCGATGGATTGAAGGTGGTGTTCGCCATGCTACGCGATCACCACCGGACCAACCTGTGCAACATTCACTGCCGCAGCAGTCCATGCACCACCAGTTGCCGGATCGAGTGGGTAGTGTTTCCACGCCCACTGCCAATTGCTCGGTGTGAGCACCACAGTGGTTGACGCATCCGTTGTCGCACCCGACTTCAGTTGCACCGCCATCGTGCGTGTGCCGGCGTCTGACTTGATCGCGTATGCGCGCGTGGTGACGGCGAATGTGGTGAGCGGTGTCGATGCGATGGCTGCGATACCGTAGAGGTCGCTGTGTCCGACCACGCTGTCATACACGTAATCCGTCGTTGTATTCTGCTGCGGCTCGTCCACGCAACTGAAGTTGGATGCGCCTGTTGTCCGCGAGAACTGCACGGCTGCATCAGACGCGGGTGCGCGTGTGTAGCAGCGGATGTCGCCCATCCATGCAACAGATGATGCGTCGCTGCGCCAGTAGAGGTCGTCGAAGCGAAGACTGCCAGATGCCCCCTGCGGCCCAGACCCTATCTGTAACTTGTTGGCGTAGTTGTTAGCCGTTCCACCCGCCGTGTCGATACCCGTTGTCGAGTGATCGTCAACCGTGTTGCCGTTCTTACGCACCTTGAAGCTGCCTGTGGAGTTGTGAACGACAACCTCGAATTCAAAGGCATACCACGTATTGATTGCGGTCACCGCGCCGGTATATGTCGCCAGCGTAATGCCGCTGTTGGGCGCTCCAGAAGTCAGCAGAAAGGCCCCATCGCCACGATACACGATGGAACACTGCACGGTCGTGCCGTCTAGAAGCTGAAAGTTGGTGTAAAGGTTTGTCCCGGTGATGGCCGTCGAGGTGAACACCGCCACGACAACATGGTGAACCATATCATTCACGGCGCTGCTTTTGACGAAATTCACAAGGCTGTTGCCTGATGCAATGGAGACTGCCTGGCTTCCGGCAAATCGGCCAACAGCGAAGGCGTTAAGGCTTGCCACGGTATCCCAGTAGCCATTTGCAGGATCGGTGGTCGCCGCGTAGCAATCGAACCCATCACCAAATGCCCACGCCATGCGTCTAGCTCCAGGTCACAGCAAGCGACAGCAGCGCGTCTGTCGGTGATCCGGTGCTGCCGGTAATCACCGCCGTGATGTTGTCGCCCGCAGCGAATGTATTCGCCGCCGTGGCTGTCGCGGTCGCCGGGGTGGATGACGACACGGCAACCGCACCGAGGCCGGTAACCGTGGTCCCGTTTATCTTGATGGCCACAGTGAAGCTACCGTTGCCGGTGAAGTATTTGAGCGTGCTGACAGTTCCAGCGTAGGGCATGTCCCACCACCACACCGTGTCGTCGCTGACGGTGGCCGCGTTCTGCCACTGCGCCTGGAGCCTCGCCAAGTTACGGGGCGCAGGCATGGCCACCGTGCTGGTCGCCGGCACCCACTGGGTAGATGTCCCATCATCGTAGAACACGAACAGGTTGCCGCTGGTCGCGTCCCACCACAGCGCGCCATCGAGCGGCGAACCGGGCGGGACCACGTCGGTAACAGCGCCGCCAGGAGAGGCCGGCGGAATCGCCACCGCAGCCACCGCCGCGTCCACGTAACTCTTGTTCGCCGCATCGAACGGCGTAACCGGAGCGCCAGCATTCAATGCCAGTTGGCCGGACAATGCCCCGCCGGTCAGCGGCAGGAACAGCCCGCCGACGCTGGTGCTCAGCACCGTGTCGAGCGTGTCCCAATTCTGATTGGTGTGCGTTCCCCACATGTCTTCATCCGCATCCACCGTTGGCTTGAACAACGACAGATTCGGCGTCTGGACATAGTCGCTTCCGCTCATGCGGCGCTCCGTAGCGGCTTCTGGGCGGGTCCCCAGGTGCCCGGCTGGCACATATCCACCGGCTCCCACGCCGCCGGCTGGCACGCGTCTACGGGCGTCCACACGCCCGGCACGCACGGGTCAGACAGGGCAAAGCCGATCTCGATCAGATCCACCCAGGACTGCAGCGTCGGCTCGCGCGCATAGCGGCCCCGACCGTAGCGGCGCATGCCGTAGGGCGTGCCGACCGACGCCCCAAATGCCACCACCATGCCAGCGGGCCGGATGCGTGCCGCGCCATAGGGATGCACCGTCACGGTGTGGGTCGG